CCAGAATGTGAAGAACTGGACTGCGTGGGATGGAGAGGCTGACATTACCGCAGCAACAGGGCAGGTAATCACAGTGGTTGAATGCGACAGCACATATAAGGCACTGAGCGCCGGACACGCGACTGTAACAGCAAAATGATGATCAAGTAGGAGGTAACTGGCATGGCTTATGCAGATTATGAATTTTACACAACTTCATATTTCGGTTCAGTTGTGCCAGAAACCGAATTTCCACGATTAGCAGAAAGAGCCAGTGGTTTTGTGGACACAATGACATTTGACAGGTTGGTGGACGGACTGCCAAAAAATGAACGCTCACAGAAGCGCATCAAAAAGGCGGTCTGCTCACTGGCTGAATTAATGTATCAGATTGAGCTTGCTGAAAAGAATGCTACCAATGCCGCTGTGAGCGGTACATCAACTGCAATCGGGTCTGGCGGTAGCACGACAGGCGTTGTAACATCTGTAAGTTCCGGCAGTGAATCCATTTCTTACGCAACTCCTCAGCAGATTGGGGCAAGTGCAAAAGAATGGAGTGCAGTGTATGCCGACGCCGGGGACGTACAGAAAACGAACGACTTACTTCTTAAGACAGCTTTACCGCTGTTGATGGGAGTAAGGACGGATGATGGAATACCAGTATTATATGCGGGGGTGTGAGTATGATTTGCAATAAAAAGGCTTATTCAGATATGCGAAAAGACTGTGAAAACTGTCCAGACAAAGAACAGTGTTGGAATGGTAAAAATGTTGGAGTAGCCTATTTAGATGCAAGCATTACAGAAGAAGTATCACAACCACTTATGAGAGAAACAAAGACTATAAATGTCGGTGGTGTCCTCACAACGGCATATAAAGATGATATCGAAAGAGAAATATATAAGGCTTTACGAGAGCCTTTTTCTCTGAATTTTGGAGCATAAAGGAGTGATTATATGGACATTTCAACATTAGGCTCATGCGTAGCAATCGTTATGATCTGTTACATCGTAGGAATGGGCTGTAAAGCATCAAAAAGAATCTCTGATGAATGGATTCCGGTAATCATGGCGGTTATTGGTGGAATCCTCGGAGCGGTCGGAATGGGAATCATCCCGGATTTCCCGGCAACAGATTACATTACGGCGATTGCAGTAGGCATGTTTAACGGATTGTCGGCTACTGGTGTGAATCAGTTATTCAAACAGTCAGTTAAGAAAGAGTGATATTATGGGTGGTCGTGGAGGAAGCAGCGGAACGAGTGCCCCACCAACTGGAAGAAAAATGAGTGTTAAAAAATTTCTTGATAATCTATCAAAAAACAATCAGCAAGGAATGTTTGACACTCTTTTAAAATCACCGTTAAAAGTTGGAAAAGCAACATTCACTCAGAATGGAAATGCTGTTAAGTCACAAGAAGCAATTCTAGAACATGGCTCAGACAAAATATCAATTCGATTTGTAAATGGATGGAATCCTGTTCAGGTATCAAAGCCAACATCTAAGATAGAACAATCTATACAGGTAGTTCATTACAAAGACGGAAACGCAACAGCATTTCGAAAATTAGATACAAAAAGTAGTAAAAGTTTAAAAAATGCTCAAAAAAATTATGATGAAATGCTAAAAAAATGGAAAAAAATGACTGGTCAAAAGGATATTTCCTTCAGGTAATGTTATGGCAGATAAATCAACCAGTATGGCTTACGAAAACTTAAACCGCCGTATTTTTAACGGAGTTGGTGAATATGGAATACCGCAGATACAGCCGGAGACTTTCGAAGGTGAATGCGAGTTTATCGGGTTTAATTACGCAAGAGGTAAATGCAGTAATCCAGAAGAAAAAGCAGTGCATTTCTTCTTGGATGACTACCAGTTTGACGCATTATGGAGAAATCCAGACAGATATGTTGATAAGCTGAGCCAATTCCGGTATGTTCTGACACCGGATTTCAGCACCTACACCGATTTCCCTAAAGCAATCCAGATATACAACCATTACCGAAAACATTGGGCCGGCGCATACCTGCAAGAGTACGGCTGCCGTGTGATCCCGACAATCTCATGGAGCACGCCGGACTCCTACGAATGGTGCTTTGACGGTGAGCCGGAGGGTGGCACTGTGGCTGTATCTTCGGTTGGATGCATGAATGGCAAGGCCAAGAAAGAGTTGTTTTTACAGGGATACGAGGCAATGATAGAGAGATTGCATCCAGAAAGCATTATCTTTTATGGTAAAGTGCCGGATGAATGCAAGGGGAATATTGTAAGAATTAAGCCATTTCAGAACAAATTTTCAAAAGCAATATGTGACGGATAGGAGAGGGTATCATGTACGGAAAAACAGTGACGATTTTTAACTATTATGAATCAGCCACGACAGGAGATGCGTACTTGTATCCTCATGTTTTATCCGGAGTTGACCTCATTACGGACAAGGGAGCAATACTCAAGAAGTACGGACCGAACGCAACAGACAACGCACAGCTGCACATCCGATATACCGTCCGGAACGACGATATAACCATTACTGATAAGGATGGCAAGATTCTCCCATATGTGCCTCCTAAAGAGTGGAAAAGACAGATTAACAACGCTCTGGAGGATACTATTACATTCTCAGACGAATCGTTCTTCTGGGAGGGCGAGTGGACTGGTGGAATAGTAACTGATGGTGATTACAGAAATGGATTTTATCAATACATGAACCAGAACAAGGACAATGTCTTTAAAGTCACCAGTGCGGGCGGACCGTATACACTGATACCACATTTTGAGATATTAGGAAAGTAGGATGAAAAAGTAAAAGTATAAGAGGGGGGGGATGGACATGGTGATGGATGACTTGCCTAAGTCAGTAAAAAAAGATGCAGATGGAAAAGACATTTTAGCAGATGCCATGAAACTACTTCTAAATCAATATCCCGGTCTATATGATGGCGAAACAATTAAATATGAAGAACTGGGAACTGACAGTGGAATTGCGTTCTTTGCGGATGCAGGAGCATTAATCTATTCAGAAAAAGAGGATGTATGCGGAACGATGCACCAGGTGTGCCAGTATCCATTTATCGTGGTATATCGCACAGCTTCCGAAAAGGAGCGCCAGAAGCTATCTGTTCAGAAGTTTCTGGACAACCTTGGCAAGTGGATTTGCCGGGAACCAGTCACAGTAGATGGCACTGAGACGCGCTTATCCGCTTTTCCAGAGCTTTCCAGAGGACGAGTGATAAAACGCATCATTCGCGATAATTCCTACGGCACAGAGCCGCAGGAGAACGGCGTACAGGACTGGTTACTTCCAATCACGGTAAAATACGAATATGACTGGGAAAAATGGTGATTACACCAATTAAATATAATAACTAACCGGCTATCAATCGGAGATAGTCGCTAACCTACACAGCCTTTTAAGAGTTATAGGCAGAAAGGACATTTCTATGGCAGTTACAGGCAAAATTGACCGTAAATATATGGCTCATTATATTGATGCAGGTTCCCTCTGCGGAGGGCTGACACCGAAATATGAGCGTCTTGGAAAAGATCTGGAAGAGTACAATGTCGAACTCAATCCAGACACTGAAACATCTAAGAACATTCTCGGAGAATCCACATTCAAACACAACGGCTACGAAGTTTCTTCTGACGCTGATCCGTTCTATGCAGACACTACTTCTGATCTGTTCACAGCATTACAGAAGATTGTAGATGGACGCCTCAAAGACGATAATCTCAAGACAAAAGCAGTTGAAGTCCATCTCTGGACAGAAGCCACAGCAGGCAAGTATGAAGCATACCAGCAGGATTGCTACGTTGTGCCGACCTCCTACGGTGGTGACACATCTGGTTATCAGATTCCGTTTACTGTGAACTACGTTGGTGAGCGTGTAAAAGGAAAATTTGATATCAGTTCCGGTACATTCACAGCTGACAGTGAATAAGCACATATACAAGGAGGACACGCCAAATGGCAAAAGTAATTAATACAAAAATTGATGATGGAATTCTCGTTTTTACATTCACAAATAACGAAGACGAAGTTTTTTCTTCTTTCAAACTGAACCCGACGGATATCAATGTAGCAGCACGCGCAGAAGAACTGACAGAATATTTTGAGCAGCTCAAAGATTGCATTCAGAAAGTCACTTCCGGTAAAGAGATGGCAGAACTGAATAAACAGATCGAGGATAAAATCAATTATTTACTTGGATATGAGGCATCCAAAGATCTGTTCAAGGAACCAATTACCGCAACAACTGTATTCGGTAATGGTCAGGTATTTGCTTATATTGTTCTGGATAAAATCGCAGGAGCAATCGCACCGGAAATCGAAAAGAGGAAAAAGAAAATGCAGGCAGCAGTCAATAAGTATACGGAGAAGTATACAAAATGACCGCCTATGAGCTTCCCACCTCACTAAACATAAGTGGGGTGGATTTTTCTATTAGAACGGATTTTCGAGCAATCATTGATATTCTCATTGCGCAGAATGATCCAGAGTTAGATGAACAGGCAAAAGCAGTTGTTATGTTGCAGATTCTGTTCGAGGATTGGCAAAGCATACCATCAGAACATCTTGCAGAAGCTTGTCGGAAAGCTTGCGAGTTTATTGACTGTGGACAATCCGATACTGATCCGAACAAGCCCAAACCACGTTTAATGGACTGGGAACAGGATGGAGACATGATCGTTCCTGCGGTAAACAAGGTTGCCGGTAAAGAAATCAGAGCCGTACCGTATATGCACTGGTGGACATTTTTTGGATACTTTATGGAATCTGGCGAATGCCTTTTTAATACCGTAGTTGGAATTCGTTCAAAAAAAGCAAAGGGTGAGCGCCTGGATAAATGGGAAAAGAAATTCTATCAAGAAAATAAG